GGTTGAACCTGATTTTTCAAAGTTTTTTGAGAAGGTGTGTATGTTTGAATTTGTTTATTCAAAACATAATTGGAAAGATAATTACTTTCCCCTTCTATGGTTTCACAGCCAGGTTCCGTTTGAAATGAAAATCCATCATCGTCACAATGCCCAGAACGAACAATTTCTCCTGTGACGGGGTTGTAGATTGTGTAATACTTCATATTAAAGGTTGGAAGAAAGTTGTTTCAACGCTAGTAAAAAATGGCGTTCCGTATCCTAATAAACCGAAACTAGAATCATGGAAAGATGTAGTTGCAGAGATAGAGTATGTATAAGAGTTTGCATTTACTATAACAGCCAAAGGGATTGCAAGTTGGCATCCGCATTTCGCTGTGCCCAATTCAATAAAAGTTGGCAACACTAAAACCGTCTCATAAAATGGAGTAGTGTACCCTGTTAAATAAACAGCAACATCAATTATGCAAGAAACTGCTGTAGACGCAGAAGCAAGTGACGCAGATAGAAATCCTGTTGTATTTAAAATTACTGGATAAGTTGCGTTATTAGATGAAACAAAAAAATTAAGTAAAGTAATTGGAGATGATATATTTCCGCCTGCAATTGAAGCTGCAGTGTTCTGGATAAATCCATTAATAAACACACCTGATGCTGAATTGGTAATGTTTGCTGATGAATTACCAAAAGCAAAGTATCCAGTAGGGTATAAAACACCTCCAGAACCTGTCATCCCAGTTCCACTTAATGCAGCAGTATTTGCTTGAAATGTTCCAGTTACATTTAAATTTCCAGTATTTGTTGAAACCGCACTTAAATTTGTAACATTTAATGCACTGGCAGTGATTGTGCCAGTATCAATATTTCCACCATTGATAAATGTGGTGCCAGTAGAAGTGGCCAAATTGGTAAATGAAACCAATCCATTGAAATTTGTCCAGTTGTAAACTGTACTGATGGTCACTGTCTGTGCACCACCATATGTGGTTTCAATCACATAATAAGTGGCCGCCCAAAATTGAGTGGTATATGTTGCAGTTGGTGCAGTAAATGTGGTTGACCAGCCTGATGTAAGACTTGAAAATGTTCCAGTTGAAAAATTGTATCCGCTGGCCGTTGGTGCAGCTGGTGCAGTTGAACTTGAATTTGCATAATAAAGTTGACCAGTGGCAGTCCTTGGGCCAGTGGCTCCTGTGCCTGAACTGCCAGAAAAACCACTATAACCTGACGCTCCACTATACCCTGACACGCCTGACATTCCGACTGGTGCCCAGGCAAATCCAGCACTGATTGGACTGAGTGATGAAAGACTTGTGCCACTTCCAACTGTGTATGCAAAATAATATGTTGCAGCTGGCAACACAATATCCACAAATGTATAGTATGTGTTGTTTGGAGCTGGCAAACTGTTTGCCGTTTGTGCGTTTGACCAGACTTTCCAATCCGATCCTGATGGTGTGGCCACTGTCGTATAGTACAGTGTTGAATTGGTCACACGCCCAGTGACTGGAATAAAAATTTGAACATTGAAATATGGAATATTTGCAGTCTCATAATGTGCAGTCACAGTTGGTGCAGACAATGAGCTGAAGAATGTTGGTGCAGCCAATCCCGAATTGGGTGTTGGATGATATTGAGTAATGTCTCCAGTGGCATAAACATTTGAATCATAAGCAATCAGCTGCAATGCAGCTCCCAAAGAACCATCTGGCAATGATGCCTCTTTGACTTGCATCACTCTAAATTGCTGATTTGTCCAGCCATAGCTTGAATTGGTCACTGTGACCACATCGCCAGCATTGACCTGAATTCCAGTGTAATTGGTGGAAAAACTGACAATCAAATCAAGTCTGTTTTGCTCAAGTGTCCGATTGGCCAAGTATTGAGCTGTAACCGAATTGTTGATCAAATCATATGAAACAGTGAATTTGTTAACTGGCTCGTTTTGATATATCAAATTGGCTGGGGTTTGTAGATTCACATAACCATCCTGATCCCTATTTGTTGAATCATTAAATTTGGCCTCAATCTGATTCACCATTTGGGTGATATCCAGCTCCCCCACTGTGATTGATCCAACAATATTATTATCATCAAATGCGAATGATGGTGAAATCGATTGATTGATCACCACTTGCCAATATCCAGTGGCTGCCTGATATGCTTGCCATGAATCACAGCAAGTCATCATCAAATCGATATTTGACAATACAGTCTGGCCAGTATCCAAAACACCATTGAATCTGTATCTAGGTGTTGTTTGTGGATTACCATTTGAATCAATATAATTGATCAATTGATCAGAATATGTATTCAATGCAGTGGCTGATGCAGAGCTGACAAATGATGGATCAACTGCACCACCATAAATGGGATTGGTAATGTAGTCATACCAAACATCACCAGGCTTGGCACATCCAGTGCCATTCAAATAATGGCTTACATGGAATGTGACTGGCTGCAATGAAGTAGTGCCATCTGAATTTGCGTTATAAACCAGCTGCACAATGGCAAATGCAGTGCCGTTCATTTGTCGGCCACTGCTGACCCATTCCTGACCTGATGGAATGCCATTGGCCGTACTCATCACCGCTGATGGCTGGTTTGATGTGTTGATGGGCGTGATCGTTCCAGTTTGTGATGATGTGTACAAACTGATGTACAAATGACCGCTGATCGATGTATCCACATTGCCAGCTTGGTCTGTCAAACTCACCACTTTGGTTTGATCAGTGCTATCAAATGCAATGATCTGATCTTGATAATAAAAATTGGTGGTGTCAAATGAAAATTGGCCATTTGGGCTTATGCAGCTAATCACCATCACATAATACATTGACGTTTGATCGGTAGTCAGTACCGCATCACAGAATCGGCCACCAGTGTATGCATCGCCATATACCAATGGAATGCCAGCCGTTGGATCTGGTGGCACTTGCTGCCTAATGTTATTTTGCTGGGCCTGTGGCACATTGGGTGCAAATATCCTCGATGCCACTACTGAAATGGCAAATGTGACCGCCATTTGTGTTGCTATCCCAGCTGTGGCATACCATGCAGAGAATGCCTCATATGCTGCAATGAATGATTCGATCATGTTTTATTCTCTGAAAAAAGTTGTATGCAATTGTTTGAATCCACGTTTTGAATAATCAATGCTTGGACTGTTGGCCATAAGTGACGTCATCACTACATCGATGCGCTTTTCATCCAATAATTTTTGAGCCTGTTTGTTAAATTCTAGCCATAATTTGCCACCAAGCAAACCATTCCTTTTTTCTGGAGCCACCCACCATGCCAGCTCATTGAGTTGATTTGATTTTGGACACCAAATATTTGGTGTAATCATGGCAATGATCATTCCATTCAAATCCTCGTCAATAACAATAAAACCTTGACCCAAAATCAAACTGTAAAGCAAATTCCCCACATATTTTTTATCCCACAATGTTTGATCTTTGTATTTTTGAATCAATGTTTCTCTTGAGAATTCCTCAATCATTGCAATCAAAATTGGAATATCAAATTTGTTTGCCAGTCTGATCATGTGTTTGAAAATTTCACCAATGGCACTGGATTGGTTTGAGTTGATCCGATAACTTTGGTGGCCGAGCCTGGTATTGGGTTTTGGCCAAAATTAAAATAAGTCGATGCAATCACTGGCACTCGATCCATGCTGGTATCGTTGGGATATAAGAATCGCCAATTGGATGGATTGGTTTTAATGCCAGCCAATCTCGAATCCAACACCAATCGCATCGATGCACAAGACACAATACAAACAACAGTGCGCTGCCTTTTTTGATCATCAAAATTTTCATTGATGGCCACATTGTTGATGATGCCTTGGTATCTTTGGAAAAACTGTTGTACACCGCCAATGGTTTCAATTTGATTGCTGGCATCGAGAAATCCACGCCAAATTTTTACAGTGCTGCCTTTGACTGGTGATGCCAATATCAGTGAAACCACATTGATATCGAGGCCAGACAGAGATATCTTTATATCCACACTGCTGGCTTTCATGTCTTGCTGGATTTCACTCACGCCAAGATATGTGCCATAACCAGCATATCTGATCCCATTGATTGTGACTGGGCCAGCTGCATTACAGAATGTAAATATCTGCTGCGCTTTACCTGTTCCTGATCCCACGCCAGTGGCCGTGAATGTCACTCCGACTGTATTGGATGATGCACCGATAGCTGTAAAATCAGTCGTGCCAACAACAAAAATAGTATAAGTGCTGCCAACAATAAATTCTCCAGCATAAACTGTAAGAATCAATTCGACAAATTCAGCGTATCTGATTGAACTTGAATTGAGTGCTGCAATTGCTGTTGACATAATTATCCTGTAATGTATTCACGAAATACAAATGGCCCAGACCACTCGACCCATGCACCATTGGTCATTGGATTCAATGTGTATGTGGGCAATTGTTCAGCCACCACATAAAAGCTGCAATTGTTGCCAAGCAAAACTGGTGCAGTTGATGCTGGTGCGCCAATCAATGGCCGATTGATATTGATCACCGATCCAGATGAATCAGCGGTCACTTTGTATACAAATCCATTGATCGAGATAAAGTCACCAGCCAACAATGTGCCATTTGATGTGATGTTAATGGTTTGACTGTTTGGTGTGGGTGTTCCATTCAAACTGGCCGTTGTGGCCGTTCCACGCATAGCCGTGAACCAGCTCAAATTTGTCGATTGAAAAGTGATGTAATCTGGCAGCTGCCGATCCAAATTGTCAATGGCCTGGATCACATCTCTGACCTGTGGATAATACAAAAAATTGTGTGGAGTAATGGTAAACACCCATGGCACTGTGGTCAGGTATTGGGCCACTGTCATTTGACCTGATCGAGAAACCTGTTGTCCAACAG